TCATGACGCGAAACCCCTGCGCCCTTTATTGCGCCAAGCGTCAGGCTTGACCCATGGGCGGCTTGATATTGGGTTTTTAAAGCGCTTGCTGATGACTAAGATATCTTTAAATTCATCGCCAGCAAGCGGGCTGCTTTCGAGCTGCGCCGCCAGCAATCGCAAGGATTCGGCAGCGCCGCGCGCGCTTGTTTCCATTTCGTCAAAAGATCGCAGCAAGGCCGCGACATGCGTAGACGGAGGAAATGATATGTATATCGCTAGCGCTTTGATTGCATCAGTGCTCACGACACGCACCCCATACGAGCCCGCGCAATTTCCGCGCTCGGAACTAGCCGCTGCATGTCGAGGCCGAGCAAAAGCTTTTGCTCGCACTTGTCCCAGCCGACACGCACTCGGCGCGATCGGTATTTTACGATTCGCTCGACATCGCGCCCAAGATCCGCGCGGCGCAGGTCGGCGGCGAGTTGCTCGGCGTAGGCGCTAAATTCGATCAGCACCGGGCAGGGTGGCGCGAACTTGTCGCGCGCGCGGTGGATTAGGCGGAGGATTGCGGCGATCATTCTGCACGCTCGCAAGCAACAAACCCAACGTATTTGCAAGATGAAACCACATTGTCAATCGTTTCTTGGTCTTGGCCATCTTGCACCAAGGCAACCGCTTCGCTTCCGTCGATGTCTGCGCGGTAGCAATGGTAACCGGTGCGGTCTGATCCGTCGGCTCGTGAGCTATGCGTGTAGGTGCGGCCATGCTCGCCGATTGACTCGTCTAGCAATTGCGCGGCTTGTTCGCATGATTCAATTTGCACGCCTGCCGCAAAGTCTGCGCTGTCGCCGAAAATGTAGCCGCTGTTGTTGTCGATTAAGATGATACGCATGATGCTGTCTCCGGTTGCCTTAGCGTGATTGCCTTGGTGTGGTGCTAATATAGCGGGTAAAGTGTTAGGTGTCAAGCGGTTTTTCTAAAATTCGTCCCAATTTGTTTGCCTGTCTTCACGTTAACTACTCGCAGCTGCCCCGAAGGCAGCGCCAGATTTTGCGTGCCACCGTGCGCACTTCGATTAAACTCAATCCAACCTTGCCCTTCAACATATTTTTGCATGCTGTAGTGCTTTTCAGATTGCGCAAGAAAAGATTCAAATTCGCTGGAAGAATCAAAAGCTTTGACATCAAAACCGCAAAATGTGAATGTGTTCATGGTGGTGTCCAGTCTGTTGGTGTGGATGAACTATAGCGGGTAAAGACAACCCTGTCAACAACTTTTTGAACCTAAATTTTAGGGTGAAAATAGTTCAAAAAAGACTTGACCCGCTACACTTAACCCGCTATAGTTACCCCACACCGCAGCAATTCAGCAGCGGCAACCGGAGAGAACATCATGCAAATTAACCCGCTTTGGACTGCTCATAACAACACCTACAACGAAGGCGGCGAAGGCTTCAATCCGCATCCTAAATACATTGCATCGCCAGTAGTGAGCGTTGCACCACGCAAATACATTCGATCAGTCGGCCGCGCTTACACCCATTCCGAAGCTCTTAAGGCAGCAAAAAACATGGCAAAGTTTCAACGCGATCCATTTTTGGCAGAAGTGGCAAAAGTGTTTGAGGTGGCAGCATGAAAACTCTCGCAGAATTGATGGCCGAATACGGCGCAGATGGTTATGTATTAGCAGACAAAGGCAACGGCTCGGCGTTTGGTTTAGACGGCCAAAGTGTGCGCGTTGATTTAGAGGATTTAGATTTAGAGGATTTAGAGCCAAAGCTTGGCCGCATCAAAATGCGTGAGCTGGCAAAACCACACATTAGCGGGGATGGCGTAGAGTGCCATTTTGCAAGTAAATGGCAGGTTAGCGCGGACGGGTACAAGTACCGGTTTTATTTTTGATTGCATCTGGCGCCGCTGCTTGGTAGAGTGGCGCCCTACCCACCCTGCTTGACCGACGCGACAAGAACGCAACGGCAGCAGGGGTTAAAAGAGCCTCTTAACTGGGGCTTTTTTATGCCTAAAATTTGCTATTGACGGTTAGCTTAGCTAGACTTAGCTAACCTCAATTTTGCAGCCAATTTGTGGAAACGGTTAAAAAAGGGCCTGGAAAGCTCAAAAACGGCGCTGATCGGTGCAATGGCCGGCCAAAAGGCTTGCCAAATAAGTTCACGCGTAACGTCAAAAAGCTATTAATTGACACGCTTGACGACCTCGGCGGGCGTGATTTTGTTCTAAAATGGGCTCGCGAGAACCCAACCGAGTTTATGAAGTTGCTTGGAAAGCTCATTCCGCTCCAGGTAAATGCGGCTGTGACTACCTCGGGCATCGACGTTTCATTCCCCGATGCGCAAAAAGTATCGGTAATTGATACCGAATTCTCAGAAGTGACAGAAAACGCGGGTTTATACCCAACAATTCTGGAAAATGAGCCGTGAGGTATCGGCAGACGATACTTTCTAGGTGGGCAACGTTGCCCACGGTGATATGAGCAAAAAAACACAAATAGCGTTCCCGCTGCACCCGAAGCAAAAGCTGGCGCTGTCGAGTCCTGCAACGGAAATCATGTTTGGCGGGGCTGCAGGTGGCGGTAAGTCGCACTTTGCGCGTGTGGCGGCTATCGGCTGGGCGCTGCTTGTGCCTGGGCTTCAGGTCTACTTGTTCCGCAGGCATTACAAAGACTTGGATCTAAACCACATGAACGGGCCTAGCTCCTTCCCGGTTTTGCTGGCGCCGCTTGTTTCGGCCGGCTTGGTCAAGATCGTGGATGGTGAAATCAGGTTTTTCAACGGCCCGCGCGGCGCTGTTGGCTCAAAGATTCACCTTTGTCACTGCCAGCACGAAACCGACGTTTACAAGTATCAAGGGCCGGAAATCCATGTTCTGATCCTGGACGAATGCACTCACTTCACTGAGTCACAAGCGCGCTACCTTCGCTCTCGGTGTCGTATAGGCACGCTCAACGTTCCAGAGCGGTACGCGGGCATGTTTCCGCGCGTGCTCATGTGCACTAATCCCGGAAACATTGGGCACAATTGGGTTAAATCGTGGTTCGTCACGCCACACAAGCCACTGACAATCTGGCGAACGCCAAAGTCTGAGGGTGGATTCCTTCGGCAATTCATACCGGCTTTGACTTCGGACAATCCAAGCCTAGATGCCGACTACGCCGACAAGCTGATGGGCTTGGGCGATGATGCCCTGGTTAAAGCCATGCTTAACGGCGATTGGAACGTCGTAGCCGGTGGCGCGCTAGATGACGTGATAAAGCCCGCGAATATCCTGCCGTACTTCGATGCGCCATCATCTTGGGCTGTTGATCGCTGCTTTGACTGGGGCGATACATCGCCGTTCTCGGTGCTCTGGGTAGCTGAGGCCGATGGCACGCAAGCCAGTAACGGATTTTGCCCGCCGCGCGGTTCTCTAATAGTTCTCCATGAGTGGTATGGCGCAATCGGCCCGGGCAAGGGTCTAAAAATGACATCGCCTGAAATTGCGCGCGGCATCCTGCGATTCGAGAAAGCGCACATTCCAGGCGTGCGCATACTCCCCGGCCCTGCTGATAACGCCATCAACACAAACATTCCCGGACAGCCATCGATTGCTGACGATATGGCACGCGAGGGCGTATATTGGGAGCCGTCCGACAAATCCCCTGGATCGCGCGTCAATGGCTTGCAACGCATGCGCACGATGTTCAAAAATGCACATAAGACGCCACCGGAACAACCTGCGCTTTACATTCGCGACAACTGCAGGGGCTTGATCGCTCGCTTACCAGTATTGCCACGCGACCCGAAAAAGCCGGACGACGTTGCAACAGAGGCCGAGGATCACGATTACGATGCGCTGCGTTATCGGGTATTATCCGGCATGCGCGGCCGCGTTTCGGATCTGCGCGTGTAAACCAACCAGGACAAATATCATGGAAAAACCAAAACTGCGCGGGATGCTGGAATCGTTGCACGGGCTTAAAGAATACTTGCACGGACTGGATGCGGAAAACGAGCGGCTAACCGCCGAATGCGAAGGATTGAAGGCGTGGCTCGCGCGCGAAGATGAGCGAAACGTAAGGCTTTCAAAGCGACTTGGCCGAATTGCTGATGCATTGGGCTGCAAGTTTGACGACATTGAAAGCTGCATTGCAGTTGAAGCGCTGAAAAAGGACTAGCAATGGCACTAAAAGTCAACGAGCAAAGCCCGGAAGTCGCAGAAAAGAACATCCCTTGGACGATTGTGGAGGATGTTCTAGCGGGCACAATCCGCATGCGTGAGAAGCGGGTGGAGTATCTTCCCAAGCGCTTGCGCGAGCACCTAGACGACCACGCAAAGCGCGTTAATTCTGCGGTGCTATTCGGTGGCACCAAGACGACCTTGGGCTCGCTCGTTGGTCGTGCTTTTGCCGATCCGGTGGAGATTGAAGACGGGCCAGCCTGGTTTGAGCTCATCGCGGACAATATCGACTCGCGCGGCAAGAAGCTCGGCGTGTGGTCGAAAGAGTGGTTCACGATGGCGATGGTGCACGGCTACGCCTGGGCGCTGGTGGATACGCCAGTCATGCCGCCCGGGCAAAGCCAGGCTCAGCAAGCCGGTAAGAATCCCTACGCCGTGGCAATCAGTGCGCGCAATGTTTTGGGTTGGGTATATGACGGCGCAAACCTTGCCCAAGTGCGCATTATGTGGGCTCGCGAGGAACGCGAACAGTTCGGCGCTGTGCAAGTGCCTCAGGTGCGCGTGTATGACAGGCTTGAGGACACTGTAACGCTGAGCGTTTACGAAGAGCGCGAGAATGCCAAAAACGCCAAGGAATGGACGCTAGTCGAAGGCCCTACGCCGATTAACGTTAAGCGCATACCGTTGGTGCGCGTTGAGTTCGGCGATATGCCACCGCTGCTTGAACTGGCGCATTATGCTATCCAGCTATTCCAGCGCGAAAGCTCGGCGTCCTCGCTAATCGACGTGGCGGAGGTGCCTATTCTGACCGTGATCGGCCGGACTGACACTGAAATTGAAATAGGCGCGAAATCAGCGCTTCAGCTTAGCGTTGGTGGCGATGCCAAATACTGCGAGCACACCGGAAAAGCGATTGAGGCGGGGCGTCAGTATCGGCTTGACATCAAAGAGGCTATGCAGCAGATCGGCGCGCGCTTCACTCAGCCAAAGAACGCCACGATCAAGACCGCAACACAATCAGGCGAAGAGGCCGCAAACGAGAACAGCGAATTGGCTGAAATGGTCATTCGATTTCAGGATGCATTGACGGATTTGATTGACCTGATCGCAGAATTCGCGGGCCAAGAATCGCAAGGAACGGTGATTATGCACCCTAACCTCAAGCACGAGGCCGAACCTCAGGTGATCATGGGTATGGTCAACGGCATGGTGACGAATCGAACGCTTAGCCGCGAAACCGCGTTTGGTATTGCAAAGGGCTTGCCGCTTGGTATCCCCGACGAAACTACATGGGAAGAGGAAAGCGCCAAGATTGAGGCGGAAACGCCAGAAGAACCGCAAGTTGGATTGCCAGCGCGCTAGGTGGAGAGCCTAGCCGCTGGCTTGCGGGGTTATGCCGACACTCGCCGCATTGTCGCGCCTTAGCGTCCCGATGAGTTGCAAGCCTCTCACGCGGGGCCGTGAGTCCTGTTCCGCGACTTGCGACGGCTAGCGCTTGGCTAGCTATTCAGTCGTCATAGTACCAAAAGCGCGCCTATTTGCAACGATGAAAACTTTTGTGCATAATCGCACAAAACCATGAGGCGAACCGATGAAACTTAAGCTTGACGACGCGGGAAACGCGGTACTAAAGGACGGTAAGCCCGTCTACGTGGCAGAGGACGGCAAGGAAATTGCCCTAGATGCCGCTAGCCTTTATGCGACAGTCGCAGAGCTTGGCGTATCCGAACGCGCAGCGGCTCAGAAGCTTGCGCAGACGCAGGCGCAATTGAAAAAGTTTGATGGCGTTGACCTTGAGGCAATCAATAAAAAGGCCGCAAGCACGGACGAAGTGGCAAAGACTTTTCAGGCAAAGCTTGACGAAGCCGAGAGCGCACGCAAAGCCGTTGAAGCTCAGCTTGCAAGCCGGATCAAGTCAGGCTTGTTTGCTGCGTCCAAATTCCTCGCCGATAAGCGCCCCGATAACATTCCGGCAGACTTATACGAAGCCCGCTTTGGCAACAATTTTAAGGTTGGCCCTGATGGCTCAGTCGAAGCGGTTGACGCGGTCGGCAATCCAATTCGCTCGCGCGAGAATCCCGCACAGCTTGCCGGATTTGACGAAGCAATTGAACAATTGATTAGCCAGCATCCGCAATCTGCAAGCCTGATCAAAGGCACGGTAATTCCTGGCACTGGAACAAATCCCAAGGCGGCGCCAGCCAGCGCTAAAACAATGAGCGTAACGGCTTTTGATGCGCTCAGCGGCAAAGAACAAAACGCGAAAATGGCAGAAGGCTACACACTTCAATAAGGATTTAAACAATGTCGAACATTTTAACGGCTTTAGCCCCTACCCTTTTCAGCGCTGCGAATCAAGTTGCCGCTGAACCCTTTGGCGTCATCAATGCCATGCGCACCGACTTCGACAGCAAAGGCGTGGCTGTCAATATCGATGAACAAAGCGGCACGACTGCGCCAGTTGTGAAAGTGCCGGTTGCCCCAACTCGCACTGAATCGGATTGGTCGCCATCAATGACGACTACGGCCGGCACCGATGGTACCGCAACCACTGTAGATGTGAGCATCGACTACTCTAAGCATGTGTCGTGGAACTTCATGGGCGAAGAGTTGCGCGTTCTGGAAAACGGCGACAACCGCAATGAATATGTGTCTCAGCTCATCATGGAAGGCATGCGAGGCTTGCGTAACCCGGCTGAAATTCGCGCGGCTGCCGCCATCAAAATTGGCGCATCTCGTGCGTTTGGTACGGCTGGTACAACGCCCTTTGCTTCGGATTTGTCCGCGCTGACCAATGCGCGCAAGATCCTACAAGACAACGGCGCTCCCCTTACTGACCTGCAATTCGTTGGCAACACGGCATGCGGCCTGAACTTGCGCAACTTAGGCATCATCCAGCAAGCATACCAAGCTGGCAGCGCCTCAGAGCGCCGAAGCGGCACCCTGGAACGCCAGTTCGGCTTCCAAATCAATGAGTCTGCCGGTATTGCCGTGCACACTAAAGGCACCGGCGCAAGCTACTTGGCTAACGGCGCGGTTGCGGTTGGCGGCACTGATATTACGGTGGATACAGGCAGCGGCACGATCATCCCCGGCGATGTGCTGACCTATGCAGCGGATTCGACGAACAAGTATGTGGTTGGCACCGCGCTAGCTGCAAACGTCGTCAAGATCAATAAGCCAGGCGCGCTGGTGGCGATCCCGGACAACAACGCGCTGACCGTTGGCAACAACTACACCGCAAACCTTGCTTTTGAACGTAGCGCCGTGATTGCCGTGTTCCGTCCGCCGATCATCCCGCAGGGCAATGGCAGCATGACGCAGCGCTTGATAACGGACAAGTTCGGCATGACTTACTTGCTCGTGCAGATTGTTGGCGACGGCATGATCACTTGGCGCTTGCACATCTGCTATGGCTTCAAAGTGATCAACCCGCAGTTTGTGGCTTTAGTCCTAGGCTAAAAAACGCGCAGCCGTGCGTGTCTTGGTTCCCGACGCTGAGCGGGCGCGGCTAACTCAGCAAACACAGGGAATTTATGGCGATCATTGTCGAAGATGGTACGGGTTTAGTTGACGCTGAGGCTTATGCTTCGGTGGCGTTTGCTGATGCCTATCATGCGGCAATGGGCGCCACAACTTGGGCGGATTTGAGCACATCAGCCAAGGAAATCGCGTTACGCAAGGCAACGCAGCATCTTGATTCTGCTTATTTGTACATCGCTGAGAAGAAGACAACCACGCAGCGCCTGGAATGGCCTCGCGTTTATGACCCCTATTACTACGCCTATACGTTTTCGTATCAAACGGCCGCGATTGCTTGGCCTATACGCTGCATTCAAGAGGCATGCTGCGAGCTTGCGCTAAAGGCATCAACGACCGCGCTTGTCTCGGACGAAACGCAGGCGATCAAGCTCGAAAAGATCGGCCCGATAACGGTTGAGTATGAGCAAGGCGGAAACCCGCAAACCATTTATGCCCTAGTCGATAACCTTTTGCGTCAAGTCACGCGAGGCGGGCGAAACACCATTAGGATTGAACGAGTATGAGTGAAACACTGCGCGATCTGTGCGCCGAAGCAATCAACGTTGACGGCACTGGGGACGCTGTTTTCTATGGCGCGCTGCGTGGGCATCGAACGTTTGCCGAAGCCTACGCCGGCGCTTTACCGCTTTCTGGTGTTCGCATCAAGATCGAAGAGGCGGACGAAGAGGGGCGCATTGTTCGGTGGGAAGATTCAGAGTGCACAGTCACAGAAACGGGCTTTTCGCGTGACACCTGCATCCATTCGAGCAATAGCAACGACTTTGTAGAGTTTGGCCCTGGCTATAAACGTGCGTTCGTGTTTATCCCGGTTGATGCCATTGGAAGCGGTGGCGGCGGCGGGCCGATCACGACCAACGACATAACCGATATGACGACGGCTGGCAAAACGCTTGCAACTGCGACAGATGCAGCGGCGCAACGCGCGGCGCTTGAAGTTCTTTCGGTTGATGAAATTTCTGCTGCTGAATTTGTTAGCTATCAAGATCAGGGAATAATCACGGATCCCGCAAAAGCGCAAGCGCGCGCCAATATCGACGCGCTCAGCATTTATCAGGGGCTTCGAGTTGACGAATCGCAAGGCCTTACGAATGACCAAAAAAACCAGGGCCGCGTTAATCTTGATGTTCCCGCAAATGCAACTCTAGTCGCTGAAACAACGGCCAGAACAGAACAATTCAACGCGCTTGATGCTTATGTGGTGGCGCTTGAAGAGTCGCTTGCAGCCGTCGCAACGTCAGGCGATTACAACGATTTAATCAATAAGCCAACCGCTAGCCCGTCAACAATCACCACTCTGCGCGCTTCCGGGACAATTACTGTTCCGTCTTGGGCTGTTACCTACAAATGCGAAATTTGGGGCCAAGGCGGTGCAAGCGGATCAGGGCGCAAAGGCGCCACCGGAACGGTTTGCTGTGGTGGTGGCAGCGGAAGCGCTGGCGCCTATGCCTCAATTGAGGGCGCGGCCGCAGATTTAGGCGGAAGCGTTGTATGTGTCGTGCCCGCCGCGCCTGCTGGCGGAGCTGCTGTTACAACCGACGACACAAACGGAAACCCAGGCGCAGCGCGAACTAACACGAGCGCTCAGTTAGGCGGATTCCTGTTTGTCGTGCAAGGCGGCGCGCCTGGCGCTGGAGGCACCAACGCTGGCGCGGCGGCCGGCGGTGTTGTTACGGCATTGGCGTTGCCTGCGCTATCAGTTGCCGGAACGGTTGGCGCGGCTGCGTCTGGGTCTGGTTCAACGGGCGCATCTGGTGGCAATACCAATTTTGGCAACGGATCAGGCGGAGCTGGTGGCGGAATTACGGCAGCAAATGCCGCAAGCTCAGGCGGAACTGGTGGTAACTCGGTGATGTTCGGAACCACTTTCACGGGCGGATCAGGCGGCGGCGCTGCTGTTGCTGGCACAGCTGGCGCCGTTGCAACAGGTTTTCACGGTTCAGGCGGCGGCGGCGGTA